GAGTCTCTTGTTCAGACCAATGTTCTTATCGATTTGCTCGTTGAGTTTTGTCTCCATATCATCAAGTTTTTCTACCATGCTCTCAAGTACATCATACTTATCTTCAGGAATAGTTACATAATGTTCTTCAAAAAGACCCTTCATTCCAGCAAGGAACGATTCGGTCATCTCAGTCTTGAGACCATGTTCGATAGCCAACTCATTCTCGGTCATCCACTCTTGGCAGACATACTCAAGATATGCGTCAACTCTTTCGGTAAGAGTTCCCTTAAGGGCTTCTCTTTCCTCATCCAGACGCTCGGCGTACTGGATCTCCAGGGATTCCTGGATTTCTTTGATTTTAGAGGTCAATGCGGCTTCAAAGATGACTCTCGCCTTCTCTTTGAATTCTTCGGAGAGTTCTTCACCACCGAGGAGGGCATTTACATCCTCATCGATATCGATAGACTCTTCAGTAACTTCTTCGGATTCGGAAACAATCTCTTCCTCTTCCAGGACTTCCTCTTCAACTTCGGCTTCTTCTTTAGCCATACCCTTCATGGGATCAGCAGCCTTAGCTCCCTTATTAACTACATCCTTAACGGTAGCGATCTTAGGCTCTTTGAGCTTTGCAGAATCGTTATCAGGCTTATAGTTCTCAGGGGTAGGACCACCAAGATCTTCGTAAGAAGTTTGCAGGCCTTCGCCGGCGTTGGAAAGCTTACCCATACCCTCGGCAGGTTTGGCGTTAGCATTCACAGCAGTTTTAGATTGCTCCATTTCTTGTAAATCTCCAAGAGACATTTTAAGTTACTCCGATTAACCTATTTTAATCTATATTTATTTATAATTTGTATATTTCAATAACTTATCAAAGATTGTTCAAGAAGTTATTGAACAGGTTGAGTTTTTGCTCATCAAGTTGTTTTTGATCAACCAGAGTGTTGATCTCTTTGTAGGTTCTGGCAGCAGCTGCTTCACGCAAAATACCACCATCCCATACCCACTCTTTACCTTCCATGATACCTTCGACGAAAGCATCAGGAGCAGAGGGGTCGGCTACGATGTCAGCTGCAGTAGCCAACATAAAGTCAGGTCCAACAACGTTGACACCTTCTTTGGTTTGCATCAGAGATCCGATACCTCTAGAAGAAACACCCAGTTTGACTCCTTCGCCAATGAGAGATTCTGCAATCTTACCCATTGGAGTAGAAAGGATTTTTGCTTTACCAATAAAGTTGGTACCGCTCTCCTTGAGCGACACAATCTTGTGACTGACGCGATCCAGATTAACAGTTGGGCCATCTGGATGTCCGAGTTCTCCAAGAGCCCTCCCAGATTGAATGTGGTTTTCGTTATATCTTTGGACTTCCTTTCTCAAGGTCTCCATCTGATACATTCTACCATTTCTATTGCAGATATCTCCTTGAAGGAAAATACCCTCAATGAACATACTCTTTTTACCGTTCTTCTCTTCAACGATAAAATCAACTGTTTCGATTTCTTCTCTGATTAGTTTCATTGTCCTCAGGATCTTTGTACTTGTTGGATGTAAGCTTTACCAGTTCCACTCTCAGTCTTAACCGCAACCTTGAAAGACTTTCTCAGGATAGCAGTGTTAGGACTTTGGAGAACAGCGGTGACAGAGCTGGAGTCATAATCAACTTTGATTTGAGTACTAAACGACCCATCAAAGTTGGCTGTATTATTGACAAACGTCACAAGTTTATGATCGAAATCAAATGTTGATTGTCCGATAACTCTCAATGTAACGGCATCACCGACTTCAAATGCAGTTCCTGTACCTTCCTGGAATTGAAGGATTGTAGGATTACCAGTAGTAATTCCTACAACAGGCTGTGATCTCACAGGTCCGAGCGATACAGTTCCAGATCCCTGCAGACCAACGTAATAGTTTTCATTGGTTGCAGTAGGATTGGGTCCTGTAGCTACATACACACCCGCATCTTCAGCAAGGATCCTGACCGAATCAGACTGTTGCTGGAACGCAGACGTTTGAACGGATGACGTACTCGTTGTAACGGTACTATTAATCCCAACGGGCCTAACGTTTGACATTATGTTTCCATAGTTCTATAATACTTATTTATTATTCTTCTTCGTCGGCCTCTTCAACCTCTTCGTCAGCCTCGTCGTAAGAAGCTTCAACTTCATCAACTTCGTCTTCTACATCATCCTCAACCTCAGCAGTAGGATCGTCGAAGATAGAAGCAGCTACGTTAGGTCTGATTGCTTCGATGCTTTGAGCACTTTTAGCAAACAGAACGTCTTTGATTTTGTCACTGATTTGTGAAGCGTTTGCATCGTCAGTGACGAGCAAATCCATGAGTTCTTCCATAAAAATAGTTAGTTCTACAAAATGTATTTAGATTTCACCACCAGGGGGTCTGGATTTCTTAGGTTCCATACTAGGAGCTTCTGGGTCCTTAGGTGATGATGGTGCCTGAATTGCGTTGGCAGCTTGTTGTGGAGCTGGGGGTGGCAATGAAGGATTAGGAGCCATAGGAGCTCCGGTCATTGGATCCATCATAGAGTTGGGATCAGGAATGACACCATTCTCAATCTCCTTCTCAATCAATGCATCCTGTTCGATAATCTCTTCGTCAGTCTGACGGAGGATTTGTCTTCTTAC